CTCGTCTCTGAGCGAAACGGGCACCGTATGCCTTACTTACCAAGTTGTTTACCATCTGTTCTGCCATCGGACTGATAGCAGGACCCGGTAGTGGTGCGGCACCGCCGCCTCCACCACCTGCTTGAGATACATTAGCACCTCCAGCAGAAGCCATCTCGGGACCACCGGGTCCCGGGATCATCCCAGTAGCAAGCATTACTGCTTGACTAATCTGAGCACGAAGCATGTCAAGAGCGCCTTGGTCTTCGGCGTCATCTTGTAGTTCTTCAAAGATTTCCAGCATCTTCTCATTCGGGAACTCTTCACCAAGTGTGCGTAGAGCGCCACGCTTGGATTCAAGACCGAGAGCCATCTTTGCTTGAACTTCATTGAGTTTGATAAGAGCATCAACAGGAAGCGGTTCAGGCCAGTGAACACTTGTACGGTATGTCAAAGGGTCAGCAGGATCTAATTGAGGATACTGATCACGCTCTGGTGGAGCCGCTTTAGTTGGGTCGTACACAAGCAATTGTGGTTCAAACAATGCACAGGTACGAATGATGATTTCGTTTACTCGCTCTAAACCTTTAGTAAAGTGCACTTTCTTCATGCTGAAACGGTTCATCATTGGCTGGTATTGGATAGCCAATGCGGTACCTGATGTGTTAGATACTGGTTGGAACTGACCAAGTGCTGTCTCAGGAACACCTGTGATTTCATGCATTGTACGCTTGAGGAACATGATGAACTCCATAGCGCCTGCCATGTTGCCACTAGATTCAAGGTTGAAAACGCTTGCATCTTTAGGAAGACCTGCCCAAACTTTCTTAGGTCCACGCTCTAATTGGGAAGCCTTAGCACCTGTGATGATGGTCACTGGAGCAGCGTGGTAGTTAATGATGTCAGAAACTTCTGCCATCTTTTCATTAAGTTCACGGTTAAGTGGAATGACGTCCCAAATGTCTGACTGACCCCAAGGCGATGAAGAAATAGTTGTGTTTGGAATATGCACAACAGGTACAGTTCCAATTGCATTGGGGTATTCGTCAATCAACTCATCGTTAATAAACTGTTGCACTAGGTCGTCTGTAAGGATTTCCGTAAAGGTATATACCTGACGTGTACCTTCTGGAGATGTACCCCAGAAACGGTATTTAAGTTTAAAGCGAAGCAAACGGTCACGGTCGTGAGGGTGGTACTCAGGGAAGCAATGCGCTGGGTTCAAGGAATGATGCGAACACGACCTTCGTGTGGGACGTTTGCCCCATCAACATAAGGTTCTTCGTAGGCAACTTTGACAAAGCAGTCACCTGTCACAGAAGCCAACTGCCCCATTTCCCAAAGAACATAGTGCTTGTTATTATCTACATCCCATACTTTGTGTAGTAGGTGGGGGATAATCGCACCGTTTTGTTCTGGGCAACGAAACTGAACGCCTTTACCAAAACAAAAGTTGGTGATGTAGTCCGACATGGTACGGACATAGTTCATGTAGAACTGTGACTCACCCATCTCACGGCGGTACGACCAGTGGTGACCAAGGTACCAAGCCCATGCGGCTGAGTATCTGTTTAATCGGGGTCCGTGGACTTCAAACTCTTCGTCGGCAAGTTCTACAAGCCCAAGAGGGGAGATGGCAACCGTAAGGTCGCTAGAAGATGCTCTATATGAGGGTGACCAAAAGTCAATTGACATTGTTTAAAACACTACTTCTTTGTAGGAGTTTTGGGGGCGGCTGGCTTTTTAGCAGCAGCCTTTTTAACTGGCTTAACAACCTTTGTCTCTTCAATTTCTTCTTTAATGGCAGGAAGTTCTTTGATTACTTTGCTGATAAACGAAGCAACTTTTGGGTCACCAAACTTAGTGCTTGCATAAGCAAGAACAATAGTAACTACAGGAACAGCGGATGCAATGTATTCAGCGTCTACGTTTGCTTTCGTCAAACCATACACAACTGCGCCAAGAACAACACCTTTAAGGGTTTGGTCAGTAACTTGAGAACGGGTATTATTCATTAGTACTCCTTGGGTTTTCTTTAACTATGATACTAGTTTTGAACAACACAGTTGAACGGGGGTCCAGTGTGGGGGTCAAATCTAGAGGCAATCTGAAGTGCTAGTAGCGCTTCAGAGCGGGCTTTAGCCATTGTGTAGTCCTTCTTAGGCTTTCGGGCATGCAAAGCGCCTACAGCGTACTGAGCGCCCGATCCAAGGGCGTAGATGCCACTACGGTCATTAGACCATGAATAATCGCCATTTACTACGTAGATAGTGCTGTTGATAACAGCAAGGATCGTTGACCCTTGTTCTGCTACGTGGGCGGAACTATCCTTGGTAGGCATGGCGTACCCCTGTTGCTCAAAGCAACCTCTTAGAGCGGGGATGAACTTCATGGTAAAGAACTTGTCTAGTTTTTGACCTTCACAGCCTGCTGGCGGAATAGGTGGGGTAAAGACGTGGTGAAGGATGTTGATAGCCCGAACATCCCCAGCCGCCCCTAACAAGTACTTACCATTAACGGCTACTTTTGCTGAAGTCCCTTTTAGGGTGGTGGTCATGCTTACATAACCGCTTTCGTCCACATCACAGATACGGGAGTCTGAACCGACTAAAGAAAAGCCTTCTCCTTGGATCGCCACAATGGTAGTCATTACGCTGTGTACTCCTTGTTGTGGTACATCGCCCAACCTTCACGGATAGGGATCATTTCAAGGTTAAATTCAGCATCACCGTCTTTGTAAGTAACCACACAAAGTCCCTGTTGCCAGTTCTCAGTAATGATCATCGGACGACCATCAAGATCAATCCCACCTTTAGTGGAAGGAACTACTCCATCAACACGAGCAAGACAGCCCGCAGAGGCCGCTAGAATCGTCTTACGCCCGTCATAATCCTCACGGGTCACTTCTGCCCACTCACGGCGGTGAATGTGCCCATAGAGCACTGAGGTCTTTTCGTTAGCCAAGTACATGTGTGCGGTAGAGCCGTTGCTCTTCACACGGGTACCGTGGATTACTTTCAACTTCTGGTTGATCCAATAGTATCCAGCGGGATACCCCGGAACATACTTAATGTTGAAGTCATCAAAACGACACAGGAATGGGACTGACAAGACAGGCCAATTGTCGGGGGTATCCCCACGACGGAGTCCAAAAGAAGCCTTTGCGTTATCTAGCGTGTAGTTAACAAGGCGCTCTTCATGGTTACCTGCGAGCCAAATAATCTCAGCATCAGGGGCAGTAGCCCGAAGACGAGCCATCAAGATGGTTGCGTAGTCAATTGCCTTTTGAGTAGTCAGTGCGTAAGCAGGACTAAGGCGGTATTTGCCAAATTCAGCAAAGTCAAGGTTGTCACCATGCATGACTATTTTTGCTGGCTTTAGATCTTTAATCATTGCTACACAGATATCAATAGCCGCTTCATCATGGATGGCTTCTAGTTCACCTGCCGCATTACGGAAATAACCGATCTGCATGTCAGGTAGGACTACAGCAGTATTCCATTCTGTTTTCTTTGGTGCTTTAGTTACGTTACTCGTCGGTAACTTAACTGCTGGACCTTGATGTACTGGGTCCCATTCAGGACCTTCAGCCCATTTAGGGGAAAACTGAATAGCGGAGAGGTCGTGAATAGTTGCTTCACCCTCTTTGTCTTTGGTTAAAGACTGGTAGATACTTACTCTTTTTACAGAACCAATCTCATTGATGTCAATGTTCTGACGATCTAAAATTTCAACAAGACGACCAAGCGCTTGAGATTTAGATTCTGGCGGTCCTTTTTTTAACTCACTTGATAATTCGCCCACAGGAACACTCCTTGTTTACATGTCGTTGAACGCTACTTACACTTATGTCATGACCAACACTTCTTAAAATCTTTGCTAACCATGAAGTGCTGTATTGCTTAGATTTTCCCATGCTTACGTCATTACGAATAAGTGAAACAGACTCTTCAATATTGATCTTGTCTTCATCATCAAGAGCGTTAAACACCTGCATAAACTTACAAGCGTTTGCACCTGCTGGATTTCTAGGCGCTTTTAAAGCGTCTGAAAGTGCACTCATGTCGGCTCCTTGTGGTAGTTGTTTATCTGTTCACAAACACTATCACAATGTTAACAACATTGTATTCAACTACGCAAGCGTTACTTCTTCAGATGCCAATCAATATGATCGTCTAAACGCTCTGCTACTTTGTCTACGCCAGTTTGCACATTATCTAATTTACGCATAACAGCACCGTGGTCTTCATTATTGCTTTTACGCATACTGCGGAACTCTTTAATGGCTAACCCGCCAAGACCACCAATGGTCGTGATTACGGCAACAACGATGGTAGCGAGCGCAGGGTCCATCACTCTCCACGGAAAGAAGAGGTGCGTCCCTTGCGAGGCGACAATGAAATTGGGGTAGAAGAAGGTTCAACAGGTTCACTACCCTCACCTTTCCATTCTCCATGTCGTTGAAATTTGGCAACTTGACGAGAAGGGTCCACTTCACGAATAAAAGTAGTGTCAACTACTGCTTTCTTTCCAGTTTCCTTATCTGCAACTTTCTTACCACCTAAGTAAAGAAGCCCCCCTTCAATTCCAGATAAGTCTCTGTCTGTGTTTCTAGTGTCGGAAAGGTCACCTAAAGACCTACCATCGCTAGTTAGTAGTGGAGGTATTTTTACTGTTTTTCCAGAACTGTCAACAAAGATACCCGTGTGCGACTCAGGATCTGTACTGTACCGTGCTTTAGGAGATCTGCTGACAGGGACTGCAACCGCTCTTCCTTGTTCTTCTGAAGATTGACGCACCCGATCAGCAGTTGTTTCTTCAGTTGCACTAGTTACAATTGTAGTGTTTGGATGGTTTGGCTCATAAAACTCAGAACGTGGGATAACCCCACGACTATGCGTTTTGCTATATTCTACTTTTGCAATGTCAGGGTTTGGATGAAAAGATGCTTCGGAACCTTGGAACATGTCAAACATTCCTTCGTGTGTTCCACCTGTTCTAATTAATGTTTCTAAATGGTTTTGGATGTTGTGAGCATGAAACATATTGGCTTCATGAGTCATTACACCCCAGTACATGGCTGGGTTTTCAAAACCAAATGAAGTGCGTGCTTGACGAGCAACGTGTGCGTTAGGAAAAGACATACGCCCGGACTCTGCCAAACATGCAGCACTACAACCTTTAGTTGCGTACCCACACGTATTGCAGCCACCGCCATGTACGTTATGAGGTTCTAGATAAGAAGTAATTTGGTTAATATTCTCAATACGTGGAATGCCAGAAGTCCTGTTTGCCGCCATCTTGGCGCTTTCCGTGGTAAAGATACTGGGGTTAGGTCCGCCCCTATACGTTGTACCATTATGTTCTAAAACAGTATTTTGGGAAATGTTAGAAAAGGTTGCTTTTGCTTCTTCAAGACCACCTTTAGGGTCTGAGTAATGCGCCACTTCTTCTGGGGTAACTCTTGCTAACCCTTGTTGAAATCTTGTTAGTTTTAATCCCCAAGGATTAGAAAAGTCTCGTGGGTTAAAATACTGAGCCATTACTTAAATCACTTTCTACAAGAATCATGTCCATCATTGAAGCACTTCCGACGCAAGTACTTATTGGCAAAGCCTGCAAACACTGGTGCAATAGGCAACCCAGATTGGGTAGTAGTGAGGGGAGCGTCGCCGCTCCCCTCTCCGCCTGCACTGGCGTCTACTGAACCGCTGCCGCCTTCTGTGGATGAAGCGGCGGAATCCATTTAGTCGCTAACGACCGTGGCATTCATGCGGTTGGTGTGTGTGCCCGGGTTGAAGGCACGCTCAAACTGTGGCATTCCGTCGCCAGCCATTGCGCCTTGAACGAAGTCAGACAATACAGTTGGGGCTTCAATCCAAGATGCGGAACCTACGTGAGCACGCTCACGCATGGTGTCCATAGGGTGTTTGAAAACACCTTCAGGGTTGTTGTGGTTCATGCGACCGGGAGCCGATGAGGTGTCAAAATAAGCGCCACGGGCAAAGTCATTTGGAACGTCGGTGTCAGTTGCGACACCTTCCTCAAAACGAAGCGGTCCCTTGTTCATCGGGATGCTAGGTGCATAGGTACGTTCAAAGACGTTTGGTGAACGCTCTGGGAACATTGGTGCGGGTGCTACATTCACTTATTTCCTCCAAATGGGGGGTTTGATACTACGTACTAGATTACCACTTTTAACGACTGAAAAATGGATTGTTTGCTACTTGCACCGTTGGAAGTGTTTCGTAGATGGTCATGGCGCATGCGATAGCAAGAGAATCGGGGTAGTCGTCAAAGGCTCCCTTTTCATTTGGTGCTTCTGCCAGCATAAAAGGACCTTTGTAAACTTTCTCAAGATCTCCCATTTGTTGCGTAAACCGCTTCCAAGATTTAACTCTTTTAGCCTTAGAGTGGGCTGGAATAACTAATTGGTCTCTCTGGATCAACTCGGTAAGATGCACCCAACGCTCGTGCTGTGCCCGAGAATCAGAGGAAACCCCAATGACTTCAATGTTAGGGAGAAGTAATTGGAGACGTTCTGCTACAGCCCCACCAACACCTTGGGAGTCAACTCCGATGCGTAGACAGTCGTAGTTTCTCAAGAAGTCAATGATCTGAAAATACTGAGATTCCCATTCCTCGTTGTTAATTTCCAACCAGTTAAGAATACGATGTTCATAGAAACCAAATGGGTCTGGATGATCCCAGTCAACCCACAGAACGGTAACCACCGTGGAGTCAGTAGATCGGGCAACGTCAATGCCTACTACAACAGGGGTGCGCCACCAACTTCTTACGAGCGGCATCTGTATATCAAACAAACGCTCTAAGCGTTCTTCGGTTACAAACATTCCTCGTTCCAACATGAACCTGTTGCAATAGGACATTTGGAATTCTTCGGAGTCTTCACCAATGCGTAGTTTTTCTTTAGAAATAAACTTGGCATAGTTAGGGTTGTATTTAGCCGCAACCCTCCAGTCGTACTCAAAATGGCATTGGCGTACTTTGCGTCCACCGTTTACTTCACGCCTTTTGTTGTACTGGATCATTTTATAGAAGTAGGACTTCTGGCGGTTAGCCGTACCTGTGAGGCAGATAGAGCCGTTGTTAAACGCCAACATCGGTTTGATTGACTTAGTGACCATGAACTCATCGGCTTCCTGAGCCTCATCAATAAGGACGAAGTGATAAGTCTTAGATTCAATCTTTGCCTTAGGGTTACAAGTCTGCATACGACAGAGTGACCCAGAGTTCTTCAAGGTAATGATGCGACCTTTTCCTCGTGACCCACCAGACATCGCCTTGTCATCAATCTCAGGGTCAAGCAAAAAGTCCATTGCATGGTCGCTAGTTAACTTACTTACGATACGTCCAAATACAGTATCTGCTTGGTCTTCTACAGGAGCAAAAACGCCAACCCAGAATCCTTTTTCAAACTTACCAAGCCACGTTGGGTAGACCTTGGCGAGTTTGGGTAGAAGCACCATCATGGCAGAAAGCACGTTAGACAGTACTTCCGATTTACCTGACTGGCGTGTAGCAATCACTGTCATTTCATCGCCGTCACCAAGAATCACTGATTCAATTAAACGGTACGCAATAGGTAACTGGTAAGGGAAGAATTTAGTGTCAGTAAAGGCTTCGGTGAATATGACTCCCCGTTTTACTAACTCATCTAAAAACTCTGCCGACGTATCGTCAAGTTCTGTGAATTCGTCTTCGGGGATTAGGTTTTCTTCTAGTTCTTCATCTGTAAGCACACCTCTATCATACAAAAGTAAATGCCCCCGGTGTTAAACCGAGGGCATTTACAAACTCTTGGGGAGGAGGTCA